CCCCTGGTTCCCCGGCAAAGCACCTGGATCATGTTGTTCTCTATGTCGTTCGGGTCGGGGGGACCCCCAGGGGATTCAAACAAAGCAATCACCGGCTCGTCCGGATCGGAATCCGGCAGGTGCGCCATGAACAGGTTTGTCCCCAGATCCAATGCCACAGAAGACGATCCCGCCAGGAGATCCGACAGGTCTTTGATTACTGAGTTCATCACTTCACCTTTGCGTGCTTGGCGAGGATCTTCAACACTCGCTTGTGGTTCTTCTCCAGAGCCCGTTGCAGGAACTTGTTCCCGCCCGAGTTGAAGTTATAGTGCCCGGGCATCTCGTGGACATACAGGGCGTATGACGCAGAGTAGGCAACGACCGCCATCAGTCGGTCCGGTAGCCCCGTCAGTCCAGCGTACCCACCGCCGACCTCCGCCCGCATAGCCGTAACCATCGAAGAGTGATCAGCGGACATGTCCCCGGCTTCCGGTCCGGCAAATGCCGCGTCAATCCCGTTCTCTCCCCCGCCGGTCACCACGATGAAGCACGATGATCGCAGGTTTCCCCAGTCGATTGGGGTGTTCTTCACCGAGTCGTACTTGATGACCAGAGCGGCTTCGGTCAGGCCCGCAACGGTTCGGGTCTTCATAGCCTGGATCTCTCGATTCAGGTTGGCCAGGACCGTGGAGGTCCCCTGCATTTGTCCGCCTACACGAGCCATGTTTTCCTCAGGAACTGTTGAGCTTTCAGGTCCGGGATCTTCGCGTGCCCCTTGATAGTCAGTGCTCCGCTTCCGTCCGGGTCCTGGTCGGAGTCGAGGTCAGTCAATTCCCCGAGGAAGACCCGCCCGTTGATGTCGAAGTCCGTTTCAGACAGGAGTACCGTCTTGGACAGCATTTCCTCGATCATCTGCTTGCCCGTTCCGTATCCCGCCGGCAGGAACCGCTCCACCTTGTCCGTCCACCTGACAGTGACTTCCACCGGGTCGTCGTAGGTGAACCCGCCCCACCCATCCGGCTGGGGGTTGGCCCAATACACCGCCGTCTGATTGAAGAATTTAGACAAGTTCATCGTGATACCCCAGAACCGACATAGAAGCCGTCTGCTTGTACCCTTTCTTGGCCATAGCCCCGAGCGTGCCGGAGGAGTCAAGGAGGATGGCCGTTTGCCCATACAGAGTCCCGTTCAGACCCAATCCGAACTGACCAGCGTAGGTCTGGCTGATAACATCGATCTTCTCGGCTTTGACCCGCATATCCCGATTGGACAGGAAGTGGGCGACCAAGTTACGCTCGATCTCCTTCAGCGTGGTCTCGTCCAGACCGGCTCCGCTCAAGGTGTTCCCCACGAACAGATTAGCAGTATTGATCCACACGGTCAGATCCGTCAGTGACGTGTCGATGATCTCCAGGACTTCTTCCTGGGTTACTCTCGCTGCCATTATTTGCCCCTCCTGTACAGAGTCGGGTCGATGAAAGCCTTGGTCAGTTTCTCGTTGTACTCCAGGCCAAGTCCCTCGACGAACTCCCGAACGTAGTCGAAATCGCCTTCAATTGCCCGGCTCGGCCAGAACTCCCGAACGTCGATGCCGGCCTGTTTCATCTCGTCGAACCTCCGCTCATGGCGGTCCACCCAATACAACCAGCCGGGCAGGTCCCGGTAAGCCCGCATGAACGAGGTCCGGAGGCAGCTGGCTGCGATGTCCCGTGCTTCCCGGCGGACGACGACCCATTGAGCTGCGGGGAAAGCCCGATGCCACAAGTACCAGATCAAGCAAGCCTTCGCCCCCTTGTAGAACCACGGACCGTCCTTGTATCCCTGACTCTGGACGATCAGGTGGATGCGGTCCCGCCATTCCCGGATCTGTCGGTCACTGACTTCGAACACCTGCCGGTTGTTCGGCAGGGGTCGTTGCCCGAGGGGATCGGCTCCGATCCGCTTCAGGTAGGGCTTGACCAGGTTCTGCCTGATCTCGACGTTCTCGAACATCCCGTTTTGGTTGTGTCTGTTTGGTCCGAACATTTCCCCGCCGAAAGCCCCACTCAAGTGGATGACGCCAGCGGTCAAGGACGTTCCGGACCGGGCGCAGCCGGTTATGATTATCGGATCTCTCACAGGGTTTCCTCCAGTCGTACACGGGGGAAGCAATGAAGCTGGCCCCCATCGGTTGCGTTCAGGATCTCCACGCCCAGTTTCTTCGCGTCCGCTGCGATAGCTTGCCAGCAAGACAGAAACCGCCGGTATGGGTTGGGGAAGAACCCGTTGGGGTTCCGCTTCTGCCGGGGATACCGATCATGCCAGTTGAACACCCCCCGGTCGTGGGTCTGGTCGAATCCGAGCAGAACGATTCGCCGCGCGCCCAACCAGTAAGCCACGTTCACCGCCGTCGCTCCGCTGTGGCCGTTCCAGGCGACAAGTCCGGGATGCGCGCTGGAGATCCCGTGCTGAGCTACTCTCCGCACGTTCAATACCGGGGCTTCCGGCATGGGGGTGAAGTGAGTGTAGCTGGTAATCATTATTCCCCGGTAGTGACTGTCCCGGAGCCGCTTCCAGTTCCACCCGTACCATCGACGGTCCCCGCTGTAGCAGTATTCCACCGGAAGGTCTGGAAGTTCGAAGGCCTGATTCACTCCTAACAGTTTCTCGCCACGTAACGCTGTCAAATTCGCACGAACGAGGGAGGGTCCACCTCCTAGTATGTACACGGTCGAATCCGGCCAGACGCATGGAATACGGCTGTACTTCGACTTGTCCGGGAGATCCTGCCACAGTCCCTTGATTTCCCAGGGACGGGGCTTGCCGTGAAACAGCACCACCCGGCAGTCTTTTGGGACCCGGTGCCGGCAGTGCCGCTTGTAGGAGTAGATGCCGGGGAAGATCTCTTGCAAGGCCCTGATCCGGATTCCCCTTGCCCTCAGTTGGACCTTCGTGTGTTCCTGTTCTCCGGATCGTCCGTGATCGGCCATAGCCCGTTCGAGGTTGAACCCCTCGTAGATGAACCGGAAGTCCCCGTTGTAGACCATGATCCCGCTGGCGTAGTCGTTCCTGGGGTGGAAAGCCCGGATCATCCAGAACTCGCTCGGGTCCGACTTCTGGGCTATCCTGAACAAGTCGTCGATGTTTCCGTTGAGGACCGTATCCAGGCCCATGACCACGGTCGGACCCATCTGGCGGAACACCTCGGGGACCGCCCACCATCCCGGCCAGTCCTGCTTCAACGGGATCGTCCATACCCCTTCGATCTCCGTGTCCGAATAGCATACAAACTGATAAGGTACTGTCGTGTGCCGTCGGACTTGATCCTGAAGGGACTGGACGTGCTCTGGGCGGAAGTCCCCACCGCTGCGAAGAACGCATGCAAAAGTAGGCTTCATAGTCCCGCCCTCTTTCGGCTCAGTCGGTCCCAAAAGACGTTGCTCCACCGCTTGTTCGGTCCGTGGAACACTACCACCCGCGCATCGTCCTGGACATTCGGTGAGCATTCTTTCCGAGAGTACACGCCGTTGACCTCGTCTTGGATCTTTCCCGGTCTAAGCCCCCGACGGCGGAAAGCATCCAGTTGATAGTTCTCGTCCCCCCGGAACAGCAGGGAATCCCGCTCGTAGTCGAACTCATCGAACAGCCACGACCAATCCCCGTTCCAAATCTGGACCCCGTTGATCAGGTCCCGCTCGGGATCGTCCGGGTGAAAGAAGGACCGCAGCATCCAGAACTGGTCAGGCCCGGTTCGTTCCGCCAGATCCAACAGCGGGGTCAGATCCCCACAGAATACAGTATCCAGCCCGACAACCATCGTGGGTCCGGAGATCTTCCACAGCTCGGTACAAGACCACCATCCAGGGTATCCCCTCGTGAGCGGTAAGGTACTGACCTGCTGGATCTCCATGTCGGTCAAGCACAGAAAATGATAGTCCCGATGGACGTTATAGTCCGCCTGGGCTTTCAACTTCAGCACGTGGGCAGGTTTGTACTCTCCCCCGGACTTCAGCACGCAGGCTATCGTCGGACGGGGGTTCACAGCCACTCCTCCCTACGAACTTCACCAATCTTGCTCGCTCTGGACTTCCCGTTCACGTTCGCCCAGATCTCTCCCGCTGGAATGTTCTTGGACACGAACGACCGGGCGAAGACGAAAGCATTGTCGCCAATGGTTACTCCCGGCGCTATGTATGCCCCGGTTCCGATCCGAACCCCACGACCAATCCGGGGACCCTCGATCAGCGGGGTTGTCCTGCCGCTGTTGGCAATGTTCTTCTCGTTCGACATGAGCACGCCCGGACCGAAGAAGCAATGAGGACCGATCACTGCCTGGGCAGTGATGTGACACTGGCTCTGGATGGTCGTGAACTCCCCGATCTCGGTGTCTCGCTCCACGACTACGAGGTGGCCGATGACCACGCCCTCTCCTATGGACACCCCAGAGCGGATCACGCAGTGGTGGTAAATTCGAGCACTAGGGTGGATGAACCGCACGTTGTCCACAACGGTCCCTATCCCGATCATGCCCAGTTGTTCGACCTCTTTGGTTAGAGATGCGTTCACAGTACTTCCTCCAGCTTTACACGGGGGAATAAATCGAGGGCGGAACCCTCAGTTGCGTTCAATATCGTAAGCCCTGCTGCCTGCGCGTCCTTCGCTACTGCCGGCCAGTACCTCATGAACCGCTCGTAGGGATCGACCAGCTTGGCGTTGCGCTTGTCCCACCGGACTTCGTAGTCGTTGTGCCAGTGGGTTCGGGCTTGCTTGTCCCTGGGGTTCCCGTCGATCTTCATATCAAACCCAAGGAGCACGACGGTGGAAGCTCCCAACCAGTAGGCCAGGTTGACAGCGGAGGTCCCGCTGCTTGAATTCCAGGCCACGTGCGTGGGCTTCTTCGTCTCGATTCCTGCCGGCTTGGACCGCCCGACGTACTTGACCCGCTGCCAACGTCGGTTCAGATTGGTCTCGTGAGCGCAAGTAACGATCAGCCCCCCGAAGTCCCGGATGGCCGGCAGCTGTCCGGGATACCATTGTTTGTCCCCGAACCAGCAGATGTCCACCCACGGTCCGAGCTTGTACGCCTGATTGACCCCGATGACCCGCCGGGTCCTGAGCGGTTCGAGATCTACATCAGCAAGGGACGGACCACCCCCGAGTATGAACACGGTAGAACCCGGCCAGAGCCGGGGGATGGTCCAGAAGCTCCCTTTCACTTCGGGTCCTCCTCCTGGTTGTCCAGGAAAGCCTGAGCCTGATCCAACGTCAGGGGCTCGTCGTTGAGTGGCTTGTCCGGGTTGTCCGGGTTGACGATGTCGTACATTCCGCCGCCAATGTCTACCAACTCCGGTCCTTTCGGAGGGGCAGCGGGTTCTGGCCGAGCCGGTTGTTCCTGTTCCTGCCGACGACGACGACGGTTTGCGCGGTCTTCCTCGGACGGGAGCAGCACGTACTTGTCAACAAAGGAGCCCAGAATGTGTTCCGGGACCTCCACCGTGTCTCCGGGCTTGACCCGATACTTGCGGCCCTGCCAGTGAAACGAGTGGGAGCCCGTCTGGGCTTTCCTCTGCCACCGTTGAATTGCTGTCTTTGCCATGGTGCTTCTCCTTCTGGTTATTCAGAGAGGTTGAAGTACAAACCCCCGCCCGTTACGCTTTCAGCAGGGTGACGCCACAGTTGCCGTTCTGGTCGGAACGGATCTGCGGGACCATGATGGTCAGGACTTTGAAGTTGGTTGTGAACCCGCCGCCCTCTTGCCACTCGATGGTCTGAAGGGCCAAGCCCTCTACCATGCGGACAACGTCGGAGGTCATCTGGACGAGCACCACGTGGTCGGCGGTGAGCTTGTCCGCTACTTTGATGCCCTGGATGCCGTCGATTTCCAAGATGCGCTGACGGATGGTTTTGTCCGACTCGCTCTTGTAGTCGTCGTCAAGCACGGTCTCATACGAGGTCGGGATGTACAGCATCCACGGGCCATAATGCTTGGCGTCGATGGAAGCCTGTTTCATACTCCGAACGTCGTCGAGGATCTGCTCGCCGGTCTTGGCGCTGGCGTCCCAGTTGGCGCTGAGGGTTACGTCGTTGACATACGGGTAATCTACATACCCATACAGGGTCCCGCCGCCGTAGGTATAGGTGCTCGCCCCGGTGAACAGGATGGACTCGACTTTCTCACTGACCTGGCGAGCTGCGAGCATCGCCGTGGTGGTGTCGAGCGGGGTGCTGCCGTTCCGGCTTGCGGCCAGGACACGGATGTTGTAGGAAAAGTCCTTGTGCACGATAGGCAGCGGCAGGTACTTCAGGCTGGATTCCAGCCGGTCACGAGAAGTCGGGGTCACCGCATCCATCGTGAGTTCGGCCTCGGTCAGCTCCGACATGTCCTCGTACTCAAGGACGGTCTTGCCCAATCCGTTGCCGATCCGGTAGACCAGGCCACGACTATACAAGTCGGCCACGCCCACGAGACGTTCCTGGGCGGCAAACAGCACCGCTTCGTC